CCTATCAAAATACCGACAGTGAATGATTTTTTGTTGGGCTGTTATATGCGGTGGCGGTAGCCGGGGCAGGGATAGAAGCGGCATGCCATGACCCCAAGGGAATGGCATGAGAGCGGATAGCCCGGCGCGCCCCCAAAGGCGCGGCCCCACTGTCCTAACCACAGCTTAAAAACAACACGACATTAGCCGTATGGAATGGATACACATCTCCGAGGTATTGGCAGACATGGAGCGCGTGCTGGATGAAGACACGGGCCGCATGGCTGTATTCTCCATTGCATGGGTACGCGACAACAATGGAGAGGGCGGGCCCAAGGGTAGCATAAAGCGCGTGGCCAAAGCCAGCAAGCACACCCGCCCCTATATGAAGAGCTCAACCCAGAGCAAACGGCCGCAAAATGACCCAGGTAAGTGGCAATTCAAAAGCTACAATGGCATACCCATAGTAGACCTGAAAACCAACGCAATGCTAACCCCCAAGTACACGCACATAGTGGAGTACAACGGGATGAAAGTACGACACTATGGAGGAGAATGATTTGGTGTTGGGTATATCCGAGTCGGGCTTAGTAGAGCTACGCTTAGACGCTACCACCGTTACGCCCCAGCGCGATAAATTCGTGATGGGCCGATACATGTACGGCAACCAGGAAACAGAGATCGTGTTCTGGGGGGATAAGAACGACGCCCCCGAGCTACGCGAACTGCTGCTGGAAAACAACGCCATAACCCCGCAGATACTGGGCACCAAGCGCGACATAGTGCTGGGCGGCGGCATGGGCGTATTTGTGGAGCGCTGGGAAGATGGCAAGCGCATAGTGGAGGAAGTAGAAATGCCGGCGGCTTTTGCAGACTGGATGGAAGAAAACGCCTGGGAGTGCCCAGTGGAAAACTTGGCCGACGACCTGCTCAAGCACGGCAACTGCTGGGCAGAAATAGGACGCAAGATGAATGGCCAGCCTGCCTACCTGAAACACCACCCTGCCCGAGTAGTGCGGGCCCAACGACAGGATAGCCAAGGCCGCATACCGGCTTGGTGGCTGTATGGCGCCTGGAGCGCCGTAAGCGATGTGCAAAAGCTGAGCGAAGTAAAAAAGCTCGAAAGAATACCTGCCTGGCAGCCCAAAGCCCTCGATAAGGAGATGAAAGCCCTTTGGCACGGCGCCGATAAGCTGCTGGGCGGGCCATACTACTACAAACCGCGCTGGGCGGGCTCGGAAAACTGGCTTAGGGTGGCAAACGCCATCCCGATATTCCATAATGGCAATCTCGAAAACGGCTTCAACATCCGGTATGTCATTCGCGTGCCGGAAGACTACTTTATGCGCGCCCTCAGCGAGCGGCAGCGTAAAGACGAAGCCAACCTGCCGACTCACCTGGCTGCGGCCAAAAAAGACTTCAAAACCCGGCTCAACACCTTTCTGCAAGGCGCAGAAAACGCCGGGCGCGGCCTCATAGTAACCGACTACTTCTACAAGCACTTGCAAAAGGAGTGGCCACAGCTCAAAATCGAGCCCTTAGAAGTAGACCTGAAAGACGAGGCCATGCTGGCGCTCTTCGACAGCTCTAACCAGGCCAGTACCAGCGCCCACGGCGTGCCGCCGGTGCTGGCGGGCTTGGCTACAGGGGCCAAGATGAGCAGCGGCAACGAGATACGCAACCTCTACAACTTCTTTCAGAGCACCAGCGCCCCCAGCCCGCGCAAAATACTCATACAGCCATACCGCATAGTGTGGCGTATGCTGGGCTTGCCGGCTAACCAAAAGCTGGGCTTTCGCGACATAGAGCTACAGACCACCGACAAAGAGCCCACCGGCATTACGCAACCAACCCCCAACGAAAATGCTGTTTAAGGTCATCACCAACCCCGCGCCGCCTGTGCCGAAAGTGCTGGACACAGAGTTCAAGACGTTCTACCCGACGGTGAACCGATCTATGGACTGGCCAACCCTGCAACCCCACATACAGCAGGCCGAAGACCTTGATATAGTGCCCGCCATCGGGCAGGAATTTTACGATGAGCTAAACGCGCTCTACAACGGGGCAGGCATAACCGACGTAGTGCTGGCCGAAACCTTCAGGCTGCTGCGCACCGCACTGGCCTATTATGCCATGTACCGCGCCATGCCGCATATAGCCATACGCATAGGCGATGCCGGCACGATGGAAACCACCCACGACGGCGCCACCCCCGTGCGCCAATGGACCTACAACAGTGCGCGCTGGGAATGCATGAAAACCGCCTCCCAGTACCTCGATAAGGCCTTGGCACACATGGAAGCCCAAGTGGCCGACAGCAACACCGACTACGACACCTGGGCGGAAAGCGCGGCATATACCGAAAACCGCGAGCTGCTGATACCCAATGCCCGGGTGTTTCAGCACTACTACAACATCAGCACCAGCCGCCGCGCCTACCAGCGCTTGCGGCCCTACATACGCAAGGCCCAGGAGATATACCTGCGCCCGGTGCTATGCGGCGAGCTATACGACGAAATAACCGAGCAGCAAGCCGCCAACACGCTCAGCGCCGACAATACGGCCCTGATGCCCTACCTGCAACGATACTTGGCGGAGGTCACGGTATCGATAGCCATGCCAGACCTAAACTTTGTGAACGATGGCGACGGCTGGCGCATCATCGAGAACACCACAGCCGAAACGCTGCCGCAGGAGGCCCTGCGCAGCGCCATGCAAACAATGGCCACCCAGGCGGAGCAGAACGCCGCACGATACCTTCAGAACCTGCGCGACTTCTTATATAGCAATCTCGATATGTTCCCGGCTTACCGGGATAGTCCATGCAACGAGCTCAGAACCACCGACCCCGAGGGGTATTACTACCCTGGCGAAGACTACAATCAATACAATCCGCCGCCGCCAGGAGCATTTATTTTGTAATTTTTTAATACTTGTAGCTACATGAAAAATCTGATCAAATTGTATCAGGAGCAGCTTCTGGCCGTGAAGCTCGACCAAAACGGCAAAATGGGCATCGAAAACGTGAAAATGGTGCTGGCCGTCGTCGTCACCTTCTTCACCGAGATCATCATAGCCCTCCGCGATCGCAACTACCTACAGATCGCCAGCATCATCTTCAACCTCTTCCGGGTGGGCAACATCATCGCGATGGCTCAGGTGGCTTGGTTGGAACTCAAGGACATGGACGAAGACGAAGCCCGCGAAGTGAACGCACACTTTGCAGCCGTTTTCGACATCGAAAACGACGTACTGGAAGCCACCATCGAGCGCGCGGTAGCCGTAGTGCCGGCCGTATACGAGCTGGTGGGCGATGTACTGGACGTATGGGCGCGCGGCCGCAACATTTTAGCCGAAATTCAGGCTATCTTTGCCAAGGCCGACCCCGACGCCCCTGTTGAGGCATAGCCGGGTTTTTTGCCATACTTTTCTTTTCCGTGATTTTAGGTTTCATCACACTCAGGCTGCACGTTTGGCGCGTGCAGCCTGCTTTTCAGCACACGCATGGAGGCTTTCGATACCAAGCTGATTGATACCATACAGGAGCTGGCGGAGTATTTCTCCCTGCTCACAGTGCAGCGCTGGGCCGCCAACCTAAAGCGCCAAAAGCTCGTAGCCTCCAGAGAGCTCATCAACAGCCTCGACCAAGACACCCGCGCCGACCTCAGTAAGCTCGTAGTCACCATGCTATTCGCCTACGAGGAGTATGGCAAATATCCCGACATAAAGCGCAAGCGCTGGACAAAACAGCCCCCAGTAGAAGAAATCCTCGCCTGGGTGAAAAAGAAGGGCCTCAGCAGCTTTGGGCAAGACCCCCACCCCTACAAGCGCCGCATAAAAAGCGCCGAGCGCCGATACAACGAAATAGCCTGGGGCATAGCCCGCAGCTATACCCGCAGGGGCCGACAGGATAAGCCCAAACCCTGGCTGCGCTCCTCCTTCTACAAGGGCCTCAACGCCCTCCAGACACAACTGGCCACCGGCGTAGCCGATACCAGCATAGAAAGCATGAAAGAAACCCTGCTGTGGCGCATGAAGCGCCAGGGCGCTAAATACTACTAAGCATGGCCACCGCCCGACAGGAAAACATACGCATAGCCATCGACATAGACGCCGCCCAAGGGGTGCGCGCCTATCAGCGCCTGCTCGATGCCACCAGCCAGGTAAACCGCGAGATGGCCGCCCTGAAGCGTGCAGGCAAAGAGAATACCGACGAGTTTAAGCGCCTGGAAGCCCAAGCAGAAAAGCTAAACGCCGAGCTGAAGGAGCTGGGCGGTGCAGGCGCCAACATGGCCCAGCTCGAAAAGCGCGCCCGCGAGCTCAACCGTGAAATGAAAAGCCTTGTGCCCGGCACCGAGCGCTTCATACAAGCCGCCGCCGAGCTCAAGACCGTAAACGACCGCTTGGCCGACATACGCAACCAGGTGAAAGGCGTAAGCGCCGAGATGAAAGACATGCAGAGCGCCCCTACCGGCTTCTTTGGGGCCATTGCAGGCGGCGTGAACCTTGTAGGCAACGCCATGCGCGCCCTCGTAGCCCTGGAGATAATACAGTGGTTTGTGCAGCTCTTCGATATGGTGGCCCAAACCACCCGAGAGTTTGCCGACCTGCGCCGCCAGGTGACCCAGTTCACCGAGGCCAGCGGCAGCGAGCTCGACGACTACACCGCCCGCCTGGCTGGCATAGCCCGCACATTCGGCCAGGAAACCCAAGATGTACTCATAGCCGCCAACGCCCTCACCAAGCAGCTCACCGGCGACTTTGGGCGGTCCCTCGATCTCATATCGCTGGGCTTCGCCACTGGCGCCAACAATTCCGGCGAGTTCCTCGATATGCTCCGCGAATACCCCACCTTTTTCCGCGAGGCGGGCCTCAGCGGCGAACAGATGATAGCCGTGCTGAGCCAAAGTGTGCAGGATGGCGTCTTCTCCGACAAAGGCCCCGACCTCATCAAGGAGTTCACCATCCGCATACGCGAGCTCACCCCCGCCACCCGGGCGGCCCTGGAGGGCATAGGCATCACCAGCGACGAGATCGGGCGCAAAATACAAGACGAAGGCATAGGCGGCGCCTTCACCCTTGTGCAGCAGCGCTTGCAGGGCCTCAGCGATACCGCCCCCGAGGTAGGCGCAGTACTTGCCGACGTTTTCGGAGGTCCCGGCGAAGATGCCGGCCTACAGTTCATCCGCACCCTCGATCTGGCACAGGATGCGCTCGACGAAACCAAAAACAGCGCCAACCAGTACACCGCAGCCCTACTCGACCAACTGCAAGCCAATACCGACCTGGCCGACGCCCAAAACCGCACCAGCAAGGCCCTCACCGATGCCGGCAACAGCCTCAGCGTATACATCACGCGCATAAAAACCTTCCTTTACGATGTGGCCGCCGATGTGCTGGAGTTCTTCAAGGATCTGCCCGCCACTGCCCAGGGCGTGCGCGCGGCCTTACAGCAGGTAGCCCAAAACATAGCCAACTTCTTCGAGCGCACCTACATAAGCCTCCAGATACTGGCCAAGCGCGCCGAAAAGCTCAACCCATTCGGGAAAACCAGCGCCCAGCTCGACGAAGAGATACGCCAGCTCCAAGCCCGCCGCGAAGACATGGCCCGCGCCGGCGAGAGCGTGATGGGCGCCTACCGCGACGCCTACCTCGAAGGCCTCAACGAGGTGCGCACCCGCCAGGCCATCAGCGAGGCCCTCACGCCGCCCATCGACGAGCGCCAAACCCGCGCCGCCGCCCGCAGCCGCGCCCAAGCCACCGCACGCATACAAGCCGAAGAAGACGCCGCCGCCGCCGCCCAGGCCCCCCAGCGCGCCGCCGTAAGCCCCTTGGCCAGCCTGCCCGGCCGAGCCCTGCCCAGCGCAGTAGCCAGCACCGGCGAGGGCGACGGCAGCACCGAGGGCACCGAAACCCTACTGCGCAACAAGTTCCTACAGGCCCTCCTCACCGAGCAGCAGTACGAGGAGCAGCGCTACCAGCTTCAGCAAGCCAGCTTCGAGCGCCGCCTGGCCTACTTGGCAGCATCGGCAGGCCGCGAGAGCCAGCAGTACATACAGCTCGAAAACGAAAAGCTGGAAGCCCAACGCCTCTACGAAGAGCAGCGCCAAGAGCTCACGCGCCGCACCGAGGAAGCCCGCGCCAATATGCTGGCCGATGGCCGCCGCAGCATCACCGACTTTGCCGATGGCGTCATAGCCGCCCTCAGCACCGAGGAAGCCGCCCGCAAAAAGAACGCCCAAGCCATCAAGGCCTTCTCCATCGGCAAGGTGGTAGTAGATACACAGGAGGCCATTATGGCCATCGTGAAAAACGCCGAGGCCAACCCCGGCAATATCCTCTTCCCCGGCCTCGGGGCCATCATCACAGGCTTCAAGGTGGCCGGCGTACTGGCCAAGAGCGCCGCCAGCATAGCCAGCATACGCAAGCAGGGCTTCTACGACGGTGGCCACACCGGCGCGCGCACCCTGTTTCTCGACTCCGACCACCGCCCCGTAGTGGGCGCCGTACACGCCAACGAATGGGTAGCGCCCTCCTGGATGGTGCGCTCCCCTACCTACGCCCCGCTCATAAGCTCCCTGGAGGCCGCACGCCAACGGGGCTTTGCCGCTGGTGGCTTCACTACCGCCGTGCCCGCCATAGCGCCCACCACCAGCACCGCCGCCAGCGGCCCCAATGCCGACTTCCAGCAGATGGTGGCCATGATGCTGGAAGAGCAGCGCGCGACCCGCGAGGCCATACAGACCAAGCGCTTCAGTGTGCAGACCGGCCAAATACGCGATGCACTCAACGAAGACTACCGAATGGACGAAAAAAGTAGCTTCTAAATTTGGAATGTTCGTTAATAGCGGTATCTTTGTACTGCCGAACTATTGTAACAAAATTCTTTATGCTTACTTCTTTTCCGACATCAAGGCAAGGCAGGCGAGCGGTTGAAAGTACCGCAATGTCAAAATCATGTAAGCATGGTTACGAGTTCGGCAGCGACCTGCCGATTTTCAATTATTATTAATTTTAATTTGTCATGCCGAACTCAGATTTTTCCCACCCAGACGTTATGCGCCTCCTTACAGGCATTGAGGCGCCCTACACCACCGACGCCCTGCTACAGGCAGCGGCCAGCACGGCCATGGACGACCCCGAGGCCACCATCCGTGTCCTCGACATTGCACACCACACCATCGCCGCCGAGCGCCAGCAAGCATCCGACGCCATCCAGCGCATGAGCCAGGAGCTAAAAGAGGCCAAAGCACATCTTTTTAGCCTCCAAAACACCGCCAACGACCAGGTGGCCCACGCCTCCTACTATAGCGCGGAAGACGCCAGGGCCGAGATTGCGCTATTGAAGGAACAAAACGAGCAGCTCATAGCCACCATAGCCGAGCTTCGCCAAAGAGTACTCGATCAGCACAGCGAGCTTCAGCGCCAACACGAAGTAATCATGGGCCGCACGGCCCAGTAAAACATAGGGTTTTAGGTGTTTATTTTGGCCCCCGGTGCTCACTGCACCGGGGGTTTTTTTATGCCCATGCGGCCCGCGCCTTTAGGGGCGCGCCGGGCTGTACGCTCTTATGGGGCCCCTACCCCATACCGCTCCCATCCCTGGCCGGCTACCGCAGCGGCCCGCCAAAGCGACATACTTCACCGCCATTACTCACATTTGAATATTTTTTTAAAAAAGTTATCGAAAAGTTTGGATAATTAATCCGATGTGAGTAATTTTGTATCACCAATAACGAAAAACTACCAAGATGAACAAGATGACCGCAGAAGAAATGGTTGCCTTAATTAACAAGGCACAATCCCAAAACCGAACATTTACCTGCCAGCGCTTCGTAAATGGCTGCGCGCACGGCAATGCCGAAGTGCGAGCAAATTACGCCCCGCTTTTGGAGTTCTTCCAGGCCAAGTACATTAAGTACATCAAGGCCTGGAACCCTAAGACGGGGAAAATACTCACAACCGGCGCGCTATATAGGATCCAAACCGAATAGCCCGGAGCCCCCCCCAAGGGGGGGAGTAACGAAGAAGGTTTTTAATCAAATCAATCATCAACGGGCGGCGCTGCCGCCCACAACATCTTTCAATCATGACTTACACTAAATTCCTCACAACTACCGCAAATCTTGCTCAGGTGAGCCAAATCATTGCGTTCATTCCGTCGCTGGCCGAATGGGCTAAAGCAGAGGGCAGAGAGTGGGCCAAAGCCCGCGAGCAATGGGCAAACATTATCGAAAAAGCATCCTGCCCGATCAGCGCAGCAGCCGCAGGCAAAGAAATTTACGAGCTCTTAATCGCTGCGGAATGAAAATAAACTGGGGAGCGCTCACCGGTAAAGAGCGCGAAAAGCTCGTAAAAGAGTACAAAAAAACGACCGGCCCCATTGCATGCGAAAAGCAAGGGGTCAACTACACTACCGCTCGGAACCGGCTTTCCGAAATCGCGCCCAAAGGAATGGGCCGAGGTGGCAAGCGGCCGGGCGCAGGCAATAAACCAGGCGTAAAATTTTGCCCAACCTGCCGTAAAAAGGCAGAAAACTGTACCTGCGAATGATTCTAAATGTCGAAGAACTGGCGGGGCTGTTCGGCCCCCGCAAGCCATTCCCTTACGCCGCCATTGCGCGGCCTGGCAACGGCCAGCGCGATGTACGCGCCATGTGCCGCCAGCTCCAAGCGGCCGACGAGCGCCTCACCCCCATCAACGGGCAGGTGCTCATCATCCTTAATAACGTACTCCCCGCCCCTGCCGGCAGGAAAGAACTCCTGGAGGCCATCAGCGCACTGCAAGTGGTGGCCGTCCAAGGCTCCAATATTGCCGACAGGATGCGGCAGCCGGGCGTGCTTAGTCCCGAGGCCTCCCAAGATTTTACGGCCTGGATGGCCAGGCTGATGGAGGCAGTGCAGGAACTGCATAGCCAAGGGATGTATGCACTTTACGACGATTTTTTTACCGACCTAAATCAGTGACGATGGACTTCTATATGCTTATTATTTTAATGCTTAGGGCCTATGTAGTAGTCTACATGTTAGGCGCGGCAGCAGTAGTAACAATTGTTATACTGATGCCTAAAGCCAAGCCCATACAGCCTACATTCTTCGAGCGATGGCTGGCTATTGTGTTCGTTATTTCATTCGTAATCAGTATAATTACTTTCCAACATGGATATGAATAAATTGCTCGAAAGGGCCCGCGAAGAGGCCATTGAGAGCATCGGCTGCGAAGAGGATTGCCGAGTCGACGAACTGCATGAGTTCGACGCGGAATTTGTGGGGCGGCAAATGCGGGGCTACAAGCAGTGGTACCTCAAAAAAAACCAGCCGCACAACTACTTCCGCATAAATAGAATCATCCCCCCCGGACATGAAGGGCGGCCATACTTCTACCTCCGCAGTTTTCAGGTGTGGGTAAAGAAGCGAAACGGTGAAATGACGATTGCCCAGCAATTTAAAATAACGGAAGATTGCTTCCTCTTCCTATCATCTCAGGAAGATTGGAAGGAATGCGGAGACGATCAGTACAGGTATCAGCCCCAAGCCGCTGCGGTAGCGGGGCAGGGATAGCAGGGAGCTCCTGCGACCGAATAGCCCGGCGCCGCTCAACAAAAGCTCGACCTAACCGTCGGGCTTTTCTTTTTTCAGGGCAGCCGGTTGCCAGGCCTGCATGTCGGCATTAATGCGTGGCTTGGCGCGGTAGCGCAGCGTCATGGCGGGCGTGGTATGGCCCGCCTGGTCTTGCACGGCCACCAGCGGCATGGTGAGCAGCGCCTCCGTGATGCCCGTATCCTTCCACGAATAGAAGGTAAGCCCCTCGGCGCTAGCCAGCGTGCCCTCCTCTACCATGCGGGCCAGTGCGGCCTGGTGGCGCTTGTACATTCTGCTGCGGCTGCATGGGCTGGCCGCGCACTGTGCCCCCGTGCCGAAGACGTAGTGGCTGGCAGGCGCGCCGCTGGGCAGCAGGCCGCGCAGTAGGGGCAGCACAGCGGCCGGGATGGTAGCCGTGCGGTCGCCTTGCTTGCGGCCGGTCTTGGAGGTAGCGCGGCGTATGTGTACCGCCCCGCTGGCGAGGTCTACATCCCCTACCCTTAGCAGGCGTATCTCGTTGGGGCGCATGTAGCAGGTGTACTCCAGCAGCAGCGCGGCGTATAGCCAGGCATCGTGGCGCGCTATGTGCGCTATGGCCGCCTGCGCCTCGGTAGGCGTGAAGCATCGGCGGCGCTTGGCCTCTGGGGGCAGCTTCTTTACGTCGGCCCAGGGATTGGCGGTGCAGTAGCCCCGGCCTTGCATCCATTGGAATATGCCGCGCAAGATGGCCACATTATTATTGGTGGTATTGGCCGTTACGCGGCGCTCGATGCGGCAGTGATCCACATACGCCAGCGCGTGATGGCGCGCCAGCTCATCGGCGGGCATGGCATCCCAGCTTTGGGCGCGCAGGAAGCTCAGGAATAGATTGGAGATCGAGGTATACGTCTTGATGGTATCGGCTGGCGCGCCGGCCACCATCACCTTCACGGCCGCCTGTATGGCCTCGGCCAGCGGCGTATGCCCTCGGGGGGCTATGCCGCGGGCATGGGCCTCCGCGCGGCGGCGCTTGGCCTCGGCCTCGGAGAAGCGATCGAGGTGCAGCCCGGCCTGCATCCACCAATTTAGGAGGCCTACCAGCTCACGGGCCCGAGCGCGCCGGGTGGGCACGTCGGGTATGCGGTTGAGGGAAAACGTGTATCTGAAGCGCTGGCCCCCAAAGTAGGCTACTATGTACCACCTGGCGCCCTCTACGATACGCGCCGGCTGATATGCCGGCTGATTGTGCTTTAGTCTGGCCATACCGGTTTTTTGTCGTAACGGTGTCACGAAAAACGGCCCTATTGGGCCTACTGGCTTGAGACTGAAAGCATTGGGGTAGGTGTGTGCGGAGAAAGAGGGAAACCCCAACCCCCACCCCAAAACCACCAACCCCCTCAAAATCAAGCCTAAAAAAATGAGCGCCGATTAGGATATGTTACCCAACCGGCGCTGCATTGACACCTTTCTGACGAAGTTATTTCTTTCCCCTTCGCTGATAATCAATCATTAAGCGCTGAAAAAGTTCGACATCGTCTTTGGCGATGTCCATGCGCTCTTTGATCCCATTCATACGCTCGATCAGCACAGCAACTGCGGCTGGGTCGATGGGCGGCATGTGACGCGCATCTTCTTCTTCGCCTGTAAGACCCAGAAGCATCTCGCCAGTACCGCGCAAAAGCCATTCGGCGGAAACGTTGGGGAAATTGTTCAATATAGCGAACAAAATCTGCTCGCCAATTTTCCCTGAATTTACTGCATTGCTTACAGTACTCGGGGAAACATCCGCCATTCGGGCTAATTCATTCTGTGCCAGGTTGTAATGGTTGATAACCAAATTTAACCTGTCTTTCAATTCGTGATTCATACCTGAAAAGCAAGTTTATTATAAAAAAAAGTTCATTATAGTGTTGCACAATTCAATATAGTGAATTACTTTTGTACGGTCACAGCGGCATTTGAACGCTTTAACACTACAAAAGTATGGATAATTTCACAAAACCGTTAAAGTACAAGCTGAAAGTTCATTTAAATGAACTTCCTAAATCACAGCGAACACTTGTAAGAAGGCGTATGATGTCGGCTATGGACATCAAGCGCACTCGTTTTCAGGACATTCTCGCCGCCCGTTCTGGGGATGGTGTTGAGATGACAGCCCGCCAATTGGTCATTGCTGCACGCATTTTAAGGGTTCCAGCGGAGAACCTCGTTCACGAAAGTGAAATCCCCGCCTTATGAGCCCCTACCCCGCATACTTCCAAGGCGACGCGCTACCCAACCTAATCGGCAGAGTATGCAATATGTGGCTAAGCGCTGCCAATTGCACCTACTACGTGCAGTACGAGCGCCGCGAGGGCGGGCTGTATTTGCTACGGATGGATAGGTACGACCCAGCGTATCGGCCGTGGCTCCTCAACCCGGATATGTACGACCCAGCCGACCCGACCGCCATGCGGGAGGTGGTGGAAATGATACAGGCCCATGCCGACGCCATACGGCACGCGGCCAGCGAGTTATGGGATTATGATTTGTTATCAGATCCGGGGGCGGTTCCCCCGGTTTTTTCTTCGCAAACCTAAATTTTACGGATATGATTAGAGTCAACTTGCCTAAGCGGCCGTTTCGGCGCAAGGGCCTTTACACAGGGGCATTCTCCGATCTGGAGCTCGACCCCAACGGCGCGGACATTGCACAGCAATTTTGTCTGCCCGGCAAAGTAACCGACGAGCTTATTGTGCAGGTAGTGATGCCTGCGGCTCGGAGCTTGGCTATGGGATGGGCCAATCACGCGCAAGCCTTGGCATGGGTGGCCACCCGATGCAACGACCTCAACGAATTAGTTTTTTGTGCCTACAACCTGCGCGCCTTGGCGGCTCAATATGCCGCTAAAGCCAAGGCCACCGCAGAAGTAGTACAGCAGTAAAGTAAAATCACGGAAAAACATGAGTCAAAAAATCATTCAGGCTGAAAGCCAAAGGGCCCAGGAGCACCTTGAGAAGGTGAACTCCTTCATCGCCCGCAACTACTGGATGTGGATCGCTGTGACCTACATCATCTACCCTTGCGCCAGCATCATCAGCGCGGTCACGGAGGGAACCCACATTCACCTGCGTATGCAGGCAACGCTGGGAGAAGGCAGCAAAATAGGCCTACTGTTCACCGTTGTGCTGGTCTTGTTAATCGAAACCCTCAAGTTTTTCACGGGCAAAGGCGCCGTGGACGACTGGCAGGCCGATGCCTTCATCAAAGGTGGCGTGCATAGGGTTATGTTTTTGGCTAAGGTTGCCGGCTTCGTGGTCATCAGCTTGTTTTCGTACAAGCTCAGCACGGAGGGCGCCAACATGGCCACCCACACCATCACGGCAAGTACCCGCCCCCCTACCCTTATCAACAAGGACAGCATTAATGCGCTGTATGACGCGCGCTTAGCGCCCATACAGGCCAACATTGAGAGCTACCGGAAGACTACCTGGAAAGGCAGCATAACCCGCGATGCGTTGGCGGGTATGAAGGCAGAGGGTAAACAGGTAGAGCAAATTGAAAACGACCGGCGTATGGCCTTGGCAATGGCCATGCAGCAAGACAGTACCACTACCGCCCAGTGGAGCGCGAGCACGGCCGAAACCGGCAACTTCTTCACGGTCTTTGCAGGCATCGGGGAACTGGTTTGCCTACTGGCAATAATCTTCATGGGCGTGTATGACCAGGGCGCGATGGCAGAAGCCAACACCGTGCAGCAGGCTACAGGTACCGCCCCTACCCCATCGGGCGCCGCGCAGCAGCCTATCGGCTTTCAGATGGGGGCACCGGCTGCGCCTACTTACCAAGCTCCACCACCCCCCCCGAGTAGTTACGGACCATCCGCAAGACGACCGATTGGCTTTGTGTTTGGCGCTTCGGATGCCGACAACGACGAAGACGGCGAACCTATGCAAAATATTTTGTTGCAACATGTTGCAACAAAAGAAGCAGAGGACAAACAGGGCCAAGATAAGATCGACTACCTCGATAGTGCGTGGCGGCAGGTTTACAGGACGTATCAGGCCTACTTCAGGCAGAACGGAAGCGCCGAGGCCAACGCCAGAGGGCGGGCAAAAAACCTTGCGGAGCTCATGGACATAGAGTCCAAGATGCAGGAGCAAGGCATAGACCCGACCCCTTATATCCGGCGGAGAGAAAATTACTCAAGTACTAAATAGTATCCCCATGGACAACAAAAAATACGACTGGCTGTACTGGGCCATCATCATTGCCGCAGCGCTGGCCATACTGCTGCCGAGCTGCGCGCCACAACAAACCCAGCCTACGCAACAGTGCCGCAAAGACCTATCGAGCATACTTATGGCCGAATACCCTATATCGGCCGAGGTGTGCGGGGTGGGGGGGCACTGGAAAGCAGAGGTATACCCACTGCCAGCCGATACTACTGACTTTCAATTCGTAAGCCCGGTAACAACCACGGCTTACGAAGCTTACGAGAAAGCCAAGGCCTTTTGTACCAAGGCCTTTGAGTAGGATTTTAACCCGAGTTTTGAGACTGACTTTTGCCGGTGAACTATCGTATGGGGGGCGGTTCCCCCCATACTTTTCCCACCGGCGAGAGAGCGACAGCAAACACACACATACCAATCACCAAGTATATGTAATGGCCAGAGGGAAACCACTGGAGCCCAGATAGCTGTTATCTGGATTTCATGTGATTGTTTCTTGTCTGGCACGGGGGGCCGGCCAGCCCTGCCCCCTGTCTTTTTTCACCCACAGATGTAGGAAGGCCATGCCAGAACAATCACACACAGAAAAGGGCACGCAGCCGCTCAGCTTCTTCGACAACCGGATGAAGCTGCTGGGCGTGACGCCCGAAAACAACATCTTCGAGTACTACAACCCAGAGGCGGAGCCGCCTGCGTCGAAGGTGCAGCCGGGCCCGATCTTTCAGGAGGCCGCTGATACAGGGGATATTGTAATTAATTACTATACGATAGAGGGCCACCGCATTGTGTACTATACCGATGCGAAGACGCCGGGGGTAGGGCAGCGCGTGTACCAAACGCGGCGCCTGGCCCAGCCGCAAGGCGATATGAAGTACAATATGCCGGCAGGGCAGGGTACTTTTCCTTGGTTTCATCCCGACTTGGTGGCGGCAGTGCGCGAGAAGCGCGCTATCAACACACTCTACATAACGGAGGGCGTATTTAAGGGCTGGATGGGCACGCAATGCGGCCTGCCCACCGTGGCGCTGAGCAGCATAACCCACTATGCGGACAAGGAAAAGAACCTGCACCGGGGCATAGTGCAGCTCATAAACGCATGCCAGGTAGAGAACGTAGTGATCCTTTGGGATGGCGACTGCCTGAATGTATCGGCTGGGGACATACAGCGACGAGAGGAAGCTACCCGGCGGCCAAAGGGCTTCTTCAATGCGGCAAAGGCGCTGCGCAAGCTGATACTCACGGCCAGCTATCCCGAGCTGGAAAAGCCGCCCAGGGTGTTTTTTATGCACCCCAACAGCGAATACTGGGACGAGAGACCCAAAGGCCTCGATGACGTGCTGATATTGGCACAGAAGAAAGGCGCCCAGGAAGAGGTAGTGCGCAACCTGGCGCAGCTACACGATAACCGAAGCGGGCAAGTGTATGCCCTGGAGATAACCCACAGCACGGACCTGCTGTATAAGCACTTCCTGCTGGATGATGTAGACCGGTTCTATACCCAACACCACCGGGTGATAGGGGAGAAGGAGTTCTACTTCGACGGCGACATGTACCACTTCTCCGAGAACGAGAACAAAGTGGTGATGCTACAGCCCAGTTGGGCGCGCAATGTGTACTGGGTGGGGGATGAGTTTTTTGAGGAACTGCGCAAGCCCAGCGCCAACCCCAACTTTGACAAGCTTAGCTTGGAGCACCGCAAAAAGGAGACGCTGGCGGCGCGCTATAAAAAGGGCTTCATACGCCACTTGAAATACTTCTATGGGTTCGTGAACGTGCCCGACCACTTCAATTATGAGCGCATCATCGAGCGCGATGGCAAGGCATTCCTGAACCAATACAACCCGTTTCCGCACGTGCCGCAGGCTGGCGCTTGGGACAATATTGCCGGTTTTTTGAAGCACATATTTGGGGAGCACATCATAACGCACCCCAAAACAGGGGAGCAGATAGCAGGGTACGAGCTGGGGCTCGACTACCTACAGATCATGCTCACCGAGCCGCTGCAACAGTTACCTATCTTAGTGCTCTACAGCGCAGAAAACCAGACGGGCAAGTCGACGTTTGGGGAGCTGTGCTACAAGCTCTTCGGAGATAACGTGGTATTTATCGGCAATGCCGACCTGCAAAGTGACTTCAACGAGGTATACGCCAACCGGCTGCTGGCCATCTGCGAAGAGACGCTGTTGGAGCGGCGCAGGGATGCCGAGCGCATCAAAAATATGAGTACCGCCAGCCGCATAACCGTAAACCCGAAAGGGCAGCGGCAGTACTCGATCGACTTCTTTACTAAGTTTCAGTTCTATTCTAACAATAAGCGCATGGTGTATGTGACGCGCCATGACGACCGCTACTGGATAATTGAAGTGCCGGCAGTGGACAAGGACAAGCGCGACCCCGAGCTGAAAAGCCGGATGTGGGCCGAGCTGCCGGCCTTTGTGGCTTTCCTGAAGGAGCGCACCTTAGCCACCCGGCGCGAAGCCCGCATGCACTTCAACCCCGACTTACTTGTGACAAAAACCCTACAGGAAACTGTAAGGGTAAACGAGCCGGCAGAGGCCGCCGATCTGCGGCTGGCCATTAAGGAATGGTTTATTGACCTGGGCGCGGATGTGACAGAAATACGGATGCCGTTACAGAACATCCGTGACAAATTTTTCCCAAAGAGCGCATCCCAGCGCTGGATACAGGAGCTGCTAAAGGACTACCTGAAAGTAGACCTGCTGCGGCACCCCACCACAGGCGAAACCATACATGCCCGCGGGGAGTACCGCGAGATGCGGGCAAGCATAAACAGCCAAGGCGAAGCCGATATGGTATGGGAGGTGACGCGCTGGCGTGGCCGGCCGTACATCTTTCGTAGGGAAGACTTTGTCGATGAGACTGTATTGGCCGCCGAAGAGATGGAGGTACAAGAGAAACCCACAATAAGCCAGGCCACAAAGGTGGCCGCAAATGGCATGACAGCACCGGAAGAACTACCGTTTTAGGGGGGCGGCGGGGTAGGGGAAGTTGTGACAAAAAACCGCGCTTCTGTGACACGCCGATTTTTGAAAAATTTTCCCTGACCCCACTTTTGATGTTGACAAGGTTGACATTTTTTTTTTATAAAGTTTAAAAGAAAGAAAACCAACATGTTAAGGGCCGTTTTTGCTGTCAACATACCCTGTCAACATGCTGTCAACATGTGTCAACCTGTTAATTTTATTCTGACTTTTGATGGTCGCTTGTTGGATTTCAGAATAAAATATCGAAAAAGTCAAAAACCATGTTGACACCATGTTGACAGCATGTTGACACCTTTAACCCTTTGAGGTTTAGCGAGTTACAAAGGTTTGTCAACCTGTCAACATGCTACCCCCCTTTTTTTACTCAGTTTTTTTTTCTCTTTCGGGGTGTTTTTGGCCGGTAGGCCCCAAAACTGCCCCCCAAAACTGTGACATGATAAACGCCCATTTTGCCCCCCGCCGACTGACCGTTTCGGCCCGCGTGCAGCTACTGCTGTACCCGTGCCACTGCGAGCTGGCGGTACTGGCCGATGATGGCCAGGTGGAGCACATAAGCATAGAGGAAGATGAGATGCCCGCAGCAGCGGCAGCGCATCTGACGCCATACGAAAAAGCCCTGCTGCGCCAGGCAGTAAGGGAGTATTTACAACATGAACCTAAATTGATGGATTATGGGACCTTCGCACACTAAGTTCAGCCGAAACTGGAACAACAAGCTGGACTGTAACTACTTCACGACCATTAGATTGTACAACCCCCAAAAGTACGAAGTGGGGAGCGTGCATGAGATATGGCTCCATGACATTCAAATTGGCCGCGCACAGGTGGTAGACCAACAGATGCGCACCCCGCAGACACTTACCGAAACTGAGGCTATGCTGGATGCCGCCATGCTGAAAGCCGACTTGCTGAAGATGCTTTGCAGAATGTACAAGCGGCCAGAAGGGGCGATGCTTAGTCTCAGTTTTGTGACATTTAAAATGGTGCAGCGCTATGCCGATAAACTACCATAACTACCCCCCGCACTGGCGCACTACCATACGCCCCAGGATACTGGCTCGCGCCGGCCAATGCTGCGAGCATTGCGGCGTACCCAACTACGCCATAGTAGCCCGAGCAGACAGGCGCATACTGGAGCAGGCAGATAGCTTTCTGCAAGCCCGAATGATAAGGGCGGGGGCCAATGTGCCCGCCGTGATTATTGTGCTCACGGTGGCGCACCTTGACCACGACGAGTGGAATGCACAAGTAACCGACGACCGGCTGGCCGCCCTATGCCAGCGATGCCATTTCCGGCATGACCGCGCCGACAACGACCAGCGCCGCAAGTACGGAAAACGATACAAGCAACACCAACTCCAGATCAATGAAAATCCTTGATTTGTATTGCGGAGCAGGGCTTGCGGCAATAGGATACAAGCAGGCGGGGTTTCATGTCACCGGTGTAGACATTGAAAAGAAGTCTTGCTATGCAGGAGATGAATGGATACAGGCCGATGTGCTGGATATAGTTTCCGACGTAGCCTTTTGCCAGCAGTTTGACGCGATCCATGCCAGCCCTCCATGCCAGCGATTTAGCCAGTCGACTGCGATGTTTCGGGCGGCCGGGAAGGAGTATCACGATTTGATTGCGGCTACTCGCGCGGCGCTTGAAAAAGTAGGCCTACCTTATATTATTGAGAATGTACCTACTGCACCGGTGCGGCCCGACATAGTGCTATATGGATATATGTTTGGCCTGCATGTTATTCGCCGCCGCCATTTTGAGCTTGGCGGGTGGTGGATGATGCAGCCAGGCATCATCCAACGAAGAGGCAGCGTGCGAGACGGTGACTTTTGCACCATAATAGGAAAGCAAGGCTACCGGAAATACAAGGGCCTCCCAAGGAATTGGCGCCCTAAGTTTGACCAAGGAACAGGCATAAAAACTTGGCTTTACGCTATGGGCATCCCGGATGGCTATGTGTTTCGAGATGTGGAGATTTCGGAGGGTATACCTCCTGCGTACACAAAGTACATAGGCGGATACTTACATGAATATCTCGCCGGCAAAAACTAAGGTTTTTCTCATTTCCTCATAATGCTCCCGGCCCGATGGTCGGGGGCTTTTAAAAGCAATGCTGATGAAAACTGTATGCGTGACAATTACGGTAGAAATGTACATGCAGTATGACCCTGAAAGCCCGGCCTTTCAGGATACAATGGCATCGTATAAAGATGTCATAAATGCCGATGCTCATGAAGATATGGTGATTGAGCAGGCCGCCCTTCAGGTATGGAAGCATGGGCTGAATAGAATGCACGAAGGTATTGGCTACGTGCACAGGGTAGGGCGGCTACCATCTGAGCCGTCAAGCGGCATTTTTTGCCAAGACGAAGACCCTGATGTAGACATCTATTCTTGTGACCTGGACTTTGATGCAAGTACTATTTTCTGACGCTGCGGAGCCGGCCCAGGGATAGCAGCGGTATGGGGTAGGGGCCCCATAAGAGCGGATAGCCCGCCCGGGGCCCCAACCCTTTGTTTTGAGAAACCATTAAATAAAATTACAATGTCTGAATCTAAGTTTGAAATCGAAGACGTGACCATCACCTTTGAGGCCGAGGACGAAAGCCCGGAAGGTCCGTACAATTTGGCCATCGTGCTGGAGGAGGCCGACGGCGACCGCGTGACTAAACGATACGGCTACTACGACCGCGCCAAGCGAGACGCCGCTATGGGCCGTGTAAGCGAGGAATGGGCGAAGCAGGAATACAATGACTTTGCAGAAATCTTTGGATGGAATGAAGTCCAATGAGCCCATTGTGGCCCTGGTGGTAATACCTGCCAGGGCCCGATACATGCAAAACAGAGCTGCTTGGTTTAGGTATGCGCGCGAGCTGGCCGCCTTGGAAGACGACCCGCTACAGCCTATGAACTACCCCGAGCAGTACCCCTGCTACGCCTTGGTGGGCCACCTGATACCCACCGACGGGCGGCATTGCAGGGCATGGATGCAGTTTTACTACGTGGCCACGGAAGATGCCCCTGAAAAAAAATAGGGTAGGGGGCTTGCTTTTGTTCGCCAATAGCGGTATGTTTGCAGTGCAGAAGATTTAAAAAAGAACATTCACTCTGCAAATGCTTTTCCCTAAAGGAAAGGTGTAAACCTTATGGCCGGCTTGCGGGTGTAAGTCCCGTATCCTCTCCGCCTGCATTTGCAGTTGTTCTGAGTCTTTTGCAGAGACCGGCCATTTATTTATTATTTTCTTAATTTAAGAGCCATGCAAAAGACTCAGACCGTTGTGACAGTAGAAATTTCACCAGCACAAAAAGGCCTACTTGAGGCCCTATCTCCCGATGAAATCACGTATTATCTTCGTGGCATACTCGCCGGCTGCGATGTAGCCGCCGATGAAGCGCCAGCTACCGTAAAGGCCCTCAGCAACTTGGGCCTGCATCTGCTGCCGCTCTTAGAGCCTGTGCGCGCCCAGCCCGAGGGCACGCGCCGATACGACGAAGTGAGTTAAGTGTTTTTTGTAAGAGGAACCTTGGCCCCGGCTGCGTGTGCAGTGCGGGGCTTTTTGCGTCCTTGAGGGGGTGGGGTAGGGGCCTGTATATTGGCTGCATCATCCCCATGAGCAAGCATACATTTCAACCTTCAGGATGATGAGAGGCAAACTACGTACCGCGAACCAAAGCGGCATTATGAATTTTCAGGACTTTCTACAGCAGTTGTTTCTGGCGCATGGCTGGAAGGCTGCGCTATCGGTGGTGGCTACCTTTGTGGGTAGCGCGCTGCTACCTGTAAGCACGTTTCTGGCGGTGGGCGTAATGCTCGTAATGGCCGACTGGATAACGGGCGTAACGGCGGCCATTGTGCGCGGCGACCGCATAACCAGCCGGGGCCTTATGCGCACCATGCGCAAGGTGCTGTTCTATTCAATGGCCATTGTGCTGGTGCTGATGGTGGAGCGGGCCTTCTTTCCCAGCTCGCACTGGATGGTATACCTCGTAAGCGCTTACATAGCGCTGGTGGAGCTGTTCTCGAACCTCGAAAACATAAGTTCCATAACGGGCACCGATATAGCTGCGCCGCTGCGCCGGGCACTGCGCCTGCGCCTGCCCTGGCTTACGCCCAAAGAGAAAACGCCGCCCGCCGAATGACCCACGCCACCCTGCGCATAAGCTACGCCCGGCTGCCTATGTGGCCGCTCTACTTGCCCCCGCTGGCGCTGGGCCTGCATCCGTGGGCCTGGCTGCCCTTGGGGCTGTGCTGGCTGCTGCTGCGCCTGCGCCCCCAGCGCATAGCGCTACGCCTGCCGCAGGGCTGGGCCGAGCTGCGCGGCAGGCGTGCGCGGCGTAGGGTGCTTAATGCTATGCTGCTGCACGAGCTGGGTGCCATAACGCCTACGCGCCTGCTGCTGGAGTGCCTGCGCCGGGCCTGTGGCATACCGCGCTGGGCATGGCTGTATCTGCGCCCGCAGGCTGTAGCCGAGCAGCTAATGCCTGCTGTGGAGTGGGTGGCCGCCATGCCCCTGACGGCCACCTGGCAGCCGGTGGTATGGCTGGGCTGGCGCCGCTGGCTGCTGCCGCGCCCCGAGGCCGACGACATAACCCTAAGCCACTACCTGCAAGCCGAGGCCGCACTGCGCGAGGCCGCAGCGGCCCAAGACTGGGCGGTGTTTTTGGCCGCCTTTGTGACGCCCGCCCGCACGGGCCTGCACTGGTTACTGCCTGCGCCCACGCCTCACAGCCGCGCACAGGCCTACAAGCTGCTGCGCCGGGCTACCGCCATGCAGGCCTACTATGTGCTGGCCTACTACCAGGCTATGCGCAGCGCGCTGCGGCAGCAATACCCCGATGCCTTTACGCCCGCCGACTCGGGCGGGCCTGCCTCCGATGCCGCCCCCGATGTGGCTGCTGTGCTGGCTGCGCTGGCTCAGGCTGGCGAGCTGGGCACGCCCCAGCAGGTAGCGGATATGCCGGCGCGGGTGTTTCTGGCCTGGGCCGATAGCAAGCGCCGGCAGCAGCGCGAGGCGGAGGCACGCAGGCTGCAAGACCTCATAAGAGCCAACCACCAAAAATTCGTAGCATGACCTTACTGGCACTACAAGAATACTGGCGCGATATGGCCGCCGCGCACCCGGAGCTGGCCGACTTTGTGGTGGGCGACAGCGAGGCCATACTGAGCCGCGATCGCAGCAGCTTACAGTACCCGTGCCTGTGGCTGGAAACCCCCGAGGTGAGCTGGCGCACGGAGCAGGGGCGCGCCGTTCGTACCTATGCGCTGGCCTGGGCTGTGCTGTGGAACCGCCGCATAGAAGACCCCGCCGCCGAGCAGTGGGTATTGGATAAGACACTGGAAATAACCGGCGAGCTGCTGGCCCGCCTGGCCGACGACATAGAGGAAGTAAGGCTGCCCGGCGTCACTTGGCCGCAGCACGCCGCCGACACCATGCCCATACAAGGGTATGGAGTGGATAACGATCACGGCTGGCGCACCACCCTGCGCTTAGATGCGCCGGCTGCGCCATGCCCGCCATGCAGCGCGCTATGGGGTGGCAGTAGCCCGGCACTGCAAGCCAGCTTCGAGTGGACAAACACGGGCACAGGCAACAACTTCGACATATCGGTACTGCCCATATCGCCCAGTGCGGGGGCCTGGCAGTATAGCTGGAACTATAAGCTGGGCAGCGCTAACACAGTAGATGCTGAGCCTGTGGGCGCCATCGGCTCGGGCTCGGTATTGTTCATCACCCTCATGGCCACCCTGGGTAGCATTACGCTGCTGGCCAGCGCCATAGTGCCGCCGGGCCGCGCCTGCGGTGGCAGTGTGCCGGGCCTATACTCACCGCCACAAGTACTATAAGCTATGCCCATATCGAGTGCTATACTCCCCGAAGATGTAGCCCTGTGCCGTGGGCCGGTGCAGGCATCCATCACCAGCAATCTGCCCACCAGCCCGAGGCCCATCAATGCGCTGCGCCTTACGGTGTCGGGTAGCCCGGCAGTAGGGCAGGAGCTGAGCTTTTCGTATGGCGGCGTGAGCGTCACGTTTTCGGTGCTGACCGTTAGCGACCAATCGGGCGTGACCATAAGCCAGCAAGGCGCGCTGAGCCTGGCCGAATACGCCGAGCTGCTGGCCCAGGAGATAGGATCTAATGCGCAGGTATACGAGGCCTTCCGGGTGTATGCTACCAGCGGCGCCGATGAGTATGTGTACATAGAGCCGCGCGGCAGCACGGAATTGGACTGGGCGTTCTCCGACGATCTCGCCAACATACTGCTCCAAAACATACAGGGCACCAACTCTGAGTACGAAGACCTGCCCGGCGTGCTGCTTACGCTGGAGATATACGACCATGCCACCGCCCAATGGGGCCAGCCCATTGTATTGGTGCAGCCGCTGGTAGCCGATGGGCAGGCCTGCATCTTTGATGTGGGGCCATACTTCGAGCTGCGCCACCACCTGCCCACCACCAGCAGCATAGGCTCGGGGGGCTTGGTGATACAGCCCTGCACCGACAACTGGACGCGCTACCGCCTGCGTTATACCGACCGTGCAGGCCTGCCCCCCGTAACGGCCCGCCTCAGCGATGCCGCCGAGCTGGTGGCCATATACGGCGCGCCGGGCTACTGGCGGCAGTACGATAGCTGGTGGAACTACTGGCGGCTGAGCGGCCGCTTTCTGAGCACTGCGCCGGGCCCGCGCGAAGTGGGCTTCGATGAGCCGTGGTGGCTGTACTGGATAGGCAATACCACCAGCCCCGCCACCCTGCGCCTGCGCTGCATAGCCACCAAGGCCAGCGGGGCCACCAGTACCTACACCTTCAGCAGCTATACGCTGGCCGAGGGCGAGGTGGTAGCCATCAAAGCGGGCTTCAAGCAACTGGGCCTGCCCGAGATCGAAGACGACCCCATTGTGTCGTATCAGCTCTTTCTCATCACCAACCTGGGCGCCGAGGCCTCCGAGCGCATCACGGCCCGCATAGTAGGGGCGTATGGGCAGTGGCGGCGCTTCTTCGCATTCGGCAATCCGCTGGCCGGCATCGATACGGTACGCGCTACCGGCAAGTGGACGACGGCCCTGGAGCTTACCGATCAGCGCGCCCGACGGCCCATTACGCAGCAGCTTACGCAGCAGGGTAGGGGCCCCGACTTTGCCGTCGATCGGCGCGGGCGCGCCAGCTTTGAGGGCAGCGTAGGCCACCGCAGCCCGGCCTATGTGGCCTACCTGCAAGAGCTGCTGCTGGCCCCGGAGGCCTGGGTCATCGACGAGGTCAATCTGCGCTTCGTACCCATCACCATCGATGCCGGCAGCGTGAGTCTATTCAAGGATGGCGACGATCTCTTCACGCTTCGCTTTCGGTATAGCCACGCCTGGCAAGACACCAGCCTGGGCGCCACCGACGATGGCAGCCGCATTATTCTACCACAGTCGCCAGAGCTTGACCGCGAATGAGCCTACTATACATCACCAACCCCGCAGGCGAGGCCCTCGATCTGGGGCCGTCGGCACAGATACAGCTCGATCTGGCATCGCCGCTGTACTTCGCCGACAACCGCAGCGCGGCGGCGCTGCCCAGCCTAAAGACCTACCCCATGCAAGTGCCCAACACCGCCCGCAACAGGCGTATGCTGGGCAGGCCCGCCGACTTAGATAACCCTGCCGACTTTATATCGCAATCCGGCTGGGCCATCTACTTTCAGCAGGAGCGCATAGCCGAGGGTAGGGTAGAGGTAGAGGATGGGGCTACGGAGGGCGACATCACGTTTACGTTTGTGGGCGGGCTGGCCGGCAACCTGCTCAGCCTCCGCGACTCCAAGCTGTGGCAGCAGCTTACAGATAGCATACTGATGGGCGAAACCGTAGCCGATGTGCTGGCATACGCCCGCTCCATCACCCTGGCCCCCGCCGCTGCGCACTGGCTATTCCCTACCATCAAGGTGGCGCCCGATAGCGCGCTCACCGATGCCGACGTGCCCACGCAGTACGAGTGGCTCAACCTCTTCCGCGACGACGCCTACCAGCGCAGCTACACGCTGGCCGGCCACCCAGTAGTGGCTACCCTGGCGCCACAGCCGCGCGTGCGATGGCTCTTAGAGCAGGCCTTGGCCACGGTTGGCTACACCCTGGGCGGCGTATGGGACAGCCACCCCCTGCGCGACGAGCTGCACAACCTGCTTTTGTATAGCCCCTACACCCTCGATGCCCTCCTAATACCGGCCCTGAATGGCGCGCAGCCCACCCTCGCCAACTACACCCTGCGCACCACCCTTGATACGCACATCATGGCCCCCGATGTATCGGCCGCCGATCTTATACGAACGTTGTGCGCCCGTTTTTGCCTTGCGCCCGTCCTGTCTACACGGGAGCGTAGACTGGCGCTGCTGCCCTGCGAGGATGCGCTATCTGGCCCAGCTCGAATAGACTGGACGAGCCGCACTGACCCCAACGCCCTACGCGGCCGCGCCATCGAGGAAATCCCGCAGGCCTTCCGCGACGATGAGGTATCAGACCCATACCTCGACCGCTTCCCCCTCAACATCACCGGCCGCAGCATAACGGTCTACGAAACGTTGGCCGATGCGCAGGCCGATCTCGGCCCCTCCGACACGGGCCGCGCCCTATACATCAGCTCGCTGGGCGAGTACTTCGAGTTCTACTACTTCGTGTGCCCCGACCCCATCGAATTTCCAGAGTGCGCCTCCATCCCGTCGCAGCTCTTTGGCAGTCTCGGCAAGGATGCAGGCGCCATCACGCCCACAGCTACGCCTGTGCTGAGCGGCGTAGGCAGCGCGCTGGCGATGGCTACCCGCGCCGAGTTTCAGGGCGCGCCCTACAGCCTGCTCAACCAAAACCTGTATCATCCCAGCGCCTATACCCCGCTGGTGTCGCCCTGGAACGGCGGCGCCCGCCCTGCCGATATCCGGTTTATGCTCTATCGGGGTTTGCAAGCCGACGCCGATGCGCAGCTTTACCCGCTGGCATCGAGCACTACATACAACTACGCCGAGGAGGAGATAGGCCAGATGTCGCTACAGTGGTCGGGGCCTTCCGGCCTGTATGCTACCTGGTGGCAGCGCTGGAGTCTGGCCCTACAGCGCATGCGCCCCGTAGTGATGGCTACCCGCCTCAGCGCCGCCGACCTGGCCCAGCTCGACTGGTTTGCCAAGGTGCGCATAGGGCAGCATGTATTCCTACCCAAGCGCATACAGGTCACGCTCACGGCCTCTAATATTTTGCCCGCTCGGGTTGAGTATATGCAGTTGTTGTAGGGTAGGGGGGCCGCGCTAATGGCGCGCCGGGCTATCCGGTCGCAGGAGCTCCCTACTATCCCTGCCCCGGCTACCGCTTACTCATGCCAAAGCGCCGTTCCCGGTTTGCAAAAAAATATTTTGCAGATAAAAAAACATACCTATATTTGTGTCAACAAGAACAAACGAGAGAGGCTTACCCACTGTGTGCTACTACTGCGCTGCCCCGGCGGCGCGTTGTGCATTTGTGCGGAAGCCTTTTTTTATGTGTGCATTTTTTCGTGATTAATACCTTCATGCGCGTACAGTCTCAAGGCTTAATTATTGGTATGTATGGAGATAGCCTTGAACTGTACGCGCTTTTCGCGCGCACTACTGCTTAGCCGCTACGGCGAAGAGCCCATCCGCGTAGAGCGCGCCGACGTGCTCTATACCCAGCTACAGAGTATTCCAGCGCGCCCGCCCCAAGCGCGCCTTCAGCAGGCCTCCAAAACCCTGCCCGTCACCATCCGCATGGAAGTGAGCGCCGAGCTTGGCCGGTTTTTGGCCACCGATCAGCGCGCGCAGGTAGTGGGCCTGCACCTCTACAAGTTTCACATGGATACCATGTTGACCTTCGCAGAGGCGCAGCACATGGCAGGCGTGCCGGCGCAGGCGGCGCTGCGGCAGTTTCTGCACCTGCACTATGTAGGCGAAGACGAGCTACCCCTCGATACAGCCTACAAGGCATGGCAGCGCCGCCGCCAGCGGCAGCGCCAGCTTAGCGTAGCGCAGGCGGCGGGGGCCATTGTGCGCTACCATCCGGGCCCTCAGCCCCGGCCGTCTATGCCACCGCTGTTTATACTTCGTGCTGTGGCACAGGTATACGCGGCGCCCATCACGCTTTTGGTGGCGGCGCCCATCGTTATCCGTCGCCCCTGGGGTAACTTCTGCTACCACTACGATGCGCGCCAAGGGGCCCAGCGGCATTATGTGCAGGCCCGCGCCGTATATGCGTACTTACTGTGGCTTGATGGAGGGCTCAGCACCCCGGCCATTGCTACCCAACACATCCGTCTGGATGAAAGCCAGATACGGCGCCTCATCCGTGGGGTTCGTTTCGAGCGTCGCCACTCGGGCCCGTTGGCACAGCGCATAGCCCAATGCCGCGCCCTCATAGCGCACTGGAACGGGGGTGAACCTGCGCAAGACAGCGAATTATCTTCGCTCCATGTCCATGCCGTATAGCTTTCTGGAACTCGCCGACGTACAGGCGCGCCTGTGCAACATCACCTCCGGCCGCGACCACTTTTCGCAAGGTGGCCTCGGCGAGTTGCTGGTAGTGCCCGACGCCCAGGTTATCGGCGTGCCGGCATACAGCTTCCCCTTTGGAGGGCCCGATGCCGCCATCACGCAGCCGCTCACGCTGGCCTCTGGCGCTACCATCTACCGCTTTGGCTTCACGCCCGAAACCGGTACCTTCACCGAGCCCAGCCAGGAAAACGACGATGGGGTATACTACGACCAGGTCATCACGGTGCAGATACCGAAAGACCGGCCCTCCATCACCTGGTTGAAAGAGCGCATGCGCTATGGCCGCTATACCTGCATCTACCGCGACCGAAACGGCCAGGTGAAATACCTGCCCGGTATGCGCGCCAAATGGGACTTGGACACGAAAGCCAAGCCCGACGACTACGGTGGCCACACCTTGTACTTCCGCCGTGCCAGCGCTACCCCGGCGCTGCACATAGAGATAGAAGGCCTCGGCTCCGATCTGGTGGCCGGCGTTTTCGATGTGGCCGTGCTGCGCCTCGATACGCACATACTCAATCTGCCGGCGGGCTGGGTAGCGGGGCAGTCTTTCACGCTGCCCTTTGCGCCGGTATCCTCCGAAGCGCCTATTGTGCTATACAACGAGGCGCTGAAGCTGCGCCCCGGCGACCACTACACCATCACGGGCAGCACCATTACGCTGCTCTTCGCCGATGTGCCCGACGTAGAGCCGGGCCTGCTGCATTTTTTGGTACCTTATTATGGCTCTTCTGGCCCCATCGCCAGCTTTGTGCAGCACTCGGCCACCCTCACCAGCACCTATGCCAGCGGCCAAACCATAGCGCTCCCCAGCCCCCCCACCGATACCGAGCACCTGCTGGTACACCTAAACGATACGGTAGTGCTGCGGGCTGGCGTACACTTCACGCTGTCGGGCAGCACCATTACGCTGCTCATCGGGGCCACACTGGCCAGCGGACAGGAAGATGTGTTCTCTTTCTTCTACACCACCGCAGGCACGGCGCTTACGGTGGTGGGCTTCCGGCAATACACGGTGCGCGAGTCTATTGCCCTGCATTCCGGCTATACCTTCACGCTGCCCCACGAGCCGGTGGCCGGCAGCCTTCTTATATGGTACAACGACGCCCTGCTACTGCGCGAGGCCGAGCATTATAACCTCAACGATAATGAAATTGAACTACTTTTCGACATCGACGAAAGCACTGTGGATGCTCCTACTGTGCTGGATTGTTGGTATGCCTTTGCTTGATGCCCAGGTAGTGCGCCTGCGCAACATAGAGCCTGCCCCCGGCGCGGGCTATACCGTAATTACAGACGCTGCCGGCAAGCAGTATTATGTAGTGGCGGTGAACGGCGCCATCAACGTGCAGCTCACGCCCATTGCTTATGTGCCTGCCGCTACCGGCAACCCCAGCGGCGACTACAACAAGGTCGTCACAGACCCCAACGGGGACGTATGGATCATCGACAGCGCAGGGGATGCGCTCAAAACGGGCAGCTCATCAGGCGGCGGCGGCGGAAGTGTGACCGAAATCCGCGACTCGCTCAACTCCAGCGGCCTGATTGTATACGTTCGCAGGCTGGGCGGCACAGTGAGTAGCATAAGCAGCAGCGGGGCGGGCACATATACCGTAACCATTGCCAGCGGAAGCATAGTGCTCGGCATAGATGTAGTAGGCGACAATACCGACGTAGACGGCAGCGGGGCGCTTAACCTGATCGTAAACAACAATCTGAACAGCAGGCCGCTATACTTTTCTACCACATTCTTAAACAGGGGAACCAACCAGATCATCGACCATTTTGCCGCAGGTCTCACGCCTGGCGTAACGGCCAGCACCAACACCATCACTTACGCCATCCCGAACGTAAACGGTTTTGGCGCATCTGGATACCGATTAATTCTGAGGTAATGAAAAAGTATCTATTCCTGGCGCTGTTTTTCGCCATCGGCATAAGCCTATCCGCGCAACTTTCTCGACAGTTCTTTCTGGTGGGCGCATTTCAGTCCAGCACGGTCGTAAACGACAGTACCTATACCGTTACGATCATTTTCCAAGCCGACCAAACCGGGCAGGGCTACCTACCTACCCAGATCACCACCGCCCACCGCGTTATCGACACCAACGGCAAGACTTATCGGGTATCCGCAGTAGTATCTTCCAACTTCACAGAGGCCACGCTTACCCTCGTAGAGCGTGGCTCCAATGGCGCCCCACTTGGCGCGGGCTATGTGTATAATCCATTTCCCGACACGGAAATAGTGCCTGTACCTCCCAGCAATGCGGTGGGCATTTCCGCCGCGCTGCTGAGTGCCATACTTACCCATAATGCGGAGAATACCGGATCGGGCGGCGGCTCCACCGAGCAAGCCGACGGCGCTACCATCCTGGGCGATGGTACGCCCGGCGATCCCTTCCGGGTGAATACGGATACGGTGGCGCTGAAGGAGGAGCTGGAGTATGCGCGCTTGGTGCAGGATACTATCCTGGTGTATTATCGGGATAGTGTGGAGATTGGGCGGGATACGATACCGGTGGGGAATGGCGGCGGCGGCGGAGGCGGAGCAGGCATTGACGACTTCTACCGTGACGGCGACAGCTTGCGCATTGTATCGGGCGGCGATACGCTTTCGGTTAGCGCGGTTGAGGCGGACAGCGCGGTTTTCGCAACGCTTACACAGCCCCGGTACGATAATTACAGGCTTCCCGCAGTACATGAATTTAGGGCCGCTACTGGATTAGCCGCCAATGAATCGGTTACTAATTACGGTTTTGCATCAGTTAACCCGACTTTCTACAAGTTTTCCACTACTGCTTTAGGCACAAGCTCTACGGAGTACGGCGGGTGGCTTGCTAATGGCACAAGCGGCGATAGTATTGCGATTAGTGCCCCGTTTGGCGTCGTGATAGGTGATAGCCAAGCCGAAGGAAACCCGGCAGCGGATAGCCGTCTAACCAATGGCGGCGCGGTTTTTTCGCCCAACTACCAAGACGTGTATGGTACAATCTCATATACACTGCGCCAGAAAACCAATATGCGTTGGTTCAATCATGGTATTGGGGGGCAAACATCCGATCAGGTATGGGCGCGGTGGGCGAGGGATGTTTTGGGCCAGACATTCAATCCAAGCGATGGACGCGGGTCAAAAACCCTACAACGTGTGCCCAATATCGTGGTAGTGATTGTAGGTATAAATGATTTCTATGTCCATAACCGAAGCTGGACAGCTACCGCCGCTAACTTGGAAAACATGGCGCGTTCGGCGCGGGATAATGGCATATTAGCTGTTTTTCTTAATTGCCCTGGCGACGAGATAATAACCGAAGCCCAAGCGCGAAAAGTAGACAGCCTTAATATCTGGATGGCAAATGGCCCGTTGCAAGCCTTCGGCGCGGCGGTTGTAGACTATAATTCGTGGTGGCGTGACCCAAGCTATAATGATAACGCGCATGGGCAAGCGCTAATAGTAGACGACATACACCCGTCGGCGGTCGGGTACGATAGCCTCGCTAATGTTATTTTTCGGGCGGCAAAACTACCTGTTTTAAGCGCGATAAAATTCACAAACGAGCTTTCCCCGCTTGGCTTTTCAGGGTATTCTCGACCTGCAAACATAACCATACAAGGTGTAGCGCACACGATCAGCGCAGCGCAAGAAACGGTGCTTTTTGATACTCCGCTTGCATGGGATTCTGTATGGGTAAAAATAAATTCATCCACAGATGTTACAGGAACCACATACAGCGGTTTTTCGCACATTGAATGGTTATACCAAAACGACACAAACCGGATTGTAACCAAAAGGCAGGAACTATATGCAGCTTACCAAGGCATAGCCGCTTCCTTGTTTGCAAAATCAGGCGGTGTAATATCTCCACTAACAGTAACAGATCGGCTTGCATTGGGTCGCGCAACAGCGCCATCGGTAAATACGGTGCTTACGGTTCGAGGTACTACAACCGACGCATCCGTAAACACGCAATTCGAGGGGTCAACTGGGCTAAACCCAATTGTTTTTACGAATAATGGGCGCGTTGGCATAAACCGAACTGGCGCATCTTACAATCTGCACGTTAATGGCAATATGGCATCCGAAACAGTCAGTGGATATTCTTTCTGGAACGGGCCGACGTCGGAGGTATTCGGCGCGACGCCGCGAATTAGGATGCAATCTACTAACTTCAATACCGGCGGAACCGGAAGGACAGATATTGATCTTTTCCTTGATGGGAACGTGTACACGATGGCCCCGTCTTCATCCGCTTCCGGTGGGGATTTTCGATTCAGGATTAGAAACAAGCTAAGCAGTTATTTTTTCACGGTGGACGTAGGAACCGCCAGAATTGGCAACGTACTTACGCCCGCTTATGGGGTTGATTTTTCGGCATCACGCGATGGGCTTGTAATACCGAGCGGAACAACGTCGCAGCGCGGCAGTACTGGCGGGGTGTTATACGCATTCAGAATGAATACAGATTCCAGTCAAGTAGAGTTTACGCCGTCATCCTCAACATGGAATTACATCCCCCGCAGCGCCTACCCTGTTAAAACGTCGGGCGTAACAATTTGGAGCGCCGGTGGCATATTGGGCCGCGCAATAATTGGCAGCGGGTTGAGCTTTAGCGGTGATACATTGCGCGTGAATTTCACCGATACCAACGTCGCCAACACCGAGCTTACCACGCCTGCCGGAACAATCCAAGACCTTTTCGTCGGCTCCGGCGGCGGCTTCCGCATTCGCGGCACGTCGGCATCGGCGGCGTTCCGATTAGACGACGACGGCAGCGTTGATCTCTATTCAGATGAGTTCGTGAAAGTTGAAACGCTGGACAGTGTTATTGTGAAAACGCCTGCACTACAAATCAACAACGGCACAGCCGGGCCGGGTGGGATTGACTTATATGAAGATAGAGACAACGGCGTAAACTTCGCTAAGATTCAAGCACCCGCAACTTTGGCAGCCAATTATACGCTTACGCTTCCGGGCGATGACGGCACGGCCGGTCAGGCGCTTACAACCAACGGAAGCGGCGTTCTTTCGTGGTCTACGATTGCCGGTTATGAGAAATGGACTTTGCGCGGAGGTTCTGGTTCATCGCCGGACATCAACAGTAACGACGCGCTGGCAATCGTAGGCGAAACCGAAAGCGGTATCAGTACACGGGTAACGGCCAACGATTCTATGTACATAGATTTCACACCGTTGATTACGAACGTAGTAGATACTGTTTCTCGTAGTCTTGGCAGCGGGCAGCAGATATACACCAACGGATATACGACGCTGGCTCATGCTGATCTGGATTATACATCTGGGCGGGTAGAGAACAACACCGGGCAAACGCAAAACTTCCTCGTTACCTATTCGTTTTCGGCAACAAGTACATCAAGCGTGGTTGATCTTACCGCAAAGTGCCAAGTGTGGAACGGTAGCGCGTACACGGCCTACAAGCCCGGCGAATCGGTGGCAACCATAGCCAGTGCAGGGGCGGCAAAAGAGGAAATCAGCAAAAGTTTTGTGCTTACCGGCGTGCCTAATGGACACGCAATTGCAATATCAATGGACACGGCCAACGGCGTAACGATATATAATTTTTCGCTGGTTGTCCAAAAAATCTAACAATATGAAATACATTCTTTTCTGTTTTTCCTTGCTCATTTCCTTGGCTGCTTTCGGGCAGTCACCCAACCGGGAGATCGTTTCTGATACGGCTTTCGTACAGTGGCGCACGTCGCCCGATACAGCTTGGTTCTATGTGCGAAACATTACCTATTCGGACGGCGGTTTTGTGTCCGAGGGCTTGCGCGTTGGCGATACTTTGGCGATGCGTACCTATCTCATCAATCAGGTTGTAGACGTTCAGCGCTTGTATGCCGATGCTATCCGCGTAGTCGCCAATTCCGGCAACACAAACGCGGCGCTGAATCGGTATAGCGCCATGATGATGACCGTAACCGGCAGGACGTATTTCGTAGAGATTGCGGCGCTGTTGGGCGACGGGTTGTTAGGACGGTATAGCGTTGCCGTTACAGGGCAGACGACGTTTCAAGCCGACCTGATACGCTTGCCATCCGGGGTGCTTCGCTTTCGGCGCGTGGACAATGCCGACACGCAATATACCGTCAACCTGCTTTCGGATAAGTCTTTCCGGGTGATTGGCCTTCCGGGTGCAACTGCTGCGCAGGACGTTGCATTTTGGCAACTTAACAACCTTGGCAGGCGCGTATTTTCCAACACGACGCGCACGGTTCGCATAACGCGGATTGATGGCGCGGCCAACATTCAATCAAACAACAGATAGATATGGGAATCACGAAACAAATATTTTTGGCGCTCATTGCCGTGCCAATAGTTGTAGGAGTTATTTTCTTTCTGGTTGGCAGGCATACCAAGCCGACAGATCAGAACGTCGCGCACAGCCAAAATCTGACATCGCAGGCGGATTTTCAGGCGCCTGTATTCTACCCGTACTTGGTGGCGGTAAAATATACCTATGAGTACGAGCCGGGCTACCCGCAAAACCGACCGCCCGTGGACATTGTGGCCTGGCTTGTGGAAAGCCAGAAGCAGCCGAGCCGGGCCGCGCTGGAGCGGGAATTTCGATCGCTCACGCCCGTTGGGCCAACTGCTGCGAAAAAGCTTACAGGTGTTGAAGTCTTGGCCATTAGTCGCATAGAAAACCGCGCTTGGTGGCCCGGGAAGTACATCAGAATTGACAGCCTCCAGCCGGAAGACCCCAATGAACCGCCGACGCAATGATAAGAGTTTTGTTCATCGTACTGCTATTGGTTTTCCATACCTGCATTTTAAGAGCGCAGCGCGGCTACTTCATGCACGCGCTGCGCAATCTTCCAAGCATGGGCGCGGCTGCCGTATCAGGGGCCGCGAACGGCGCGGGCGATGTCATGCAGTTTTGGTACAGCTCATCCGTTTTCCCTCAATCCGGCGCGGGCGCGCAATTTTGGAACCCTGATCTTTCATGGCGAAACAAATGGAGACTTGACGAAAGCGGAGAAGTTGCCCGGCCATTGCAGGAGCGCTTTTGGGGTTCGTCTCGCTGGTTTGTAGCGACGACCGATGGTTGGCACATGACCAAAAGCATACAGCTCACAGCACAACACGCGGCGATAGTGATGTACAAACCAGAACCGGTATATCGTCTTTCGTGGGATGCGCAAGGCCCGGCCATGACCCGCGCTAAATGGTGGTGGAAACCAGCAGATTTTATCCTGCATCGCGCCGCCTTCGCCGTAGGCTGGCACGCCAGCACGAGGTTACTGCGCACGCCATAGCGTCCTAACCCACTAAAAAACCTTGTATTATACTTGTGCGATTAATCTAACGATCGAAAGTTCACAACTAAAAAGAAATGAAAAAGCTACTCGCTTTCTGTGTTATCTTCTCGGCGCTTGCGGTTTTCACCGCTGTGCAGGCGCAAACCACCGCCCTGAATAAAAAAACGGAGGCGGTGACATTCACTATGGACACGCTCAGCAACACCACCGCTGTGCAGATCGCCTATTCCAAGCAGATCGTAGACCGATACGATTTATCGTGGCATCTGGAGTTTCGCAATCTGAGCGGAACGAGCGCTGGGGTGGCCTACATTGAGGGCTCCAACTGCGCAACATGCAGCGACTGGGAACGCCTGAAAAGCTACACCTTCTCCAATAGCCTGGTAGATACCGTATTCACGTGGGAATCTTTTCCGATGCTACGAGCGCGAGTATCCTATGTGCCCAGCGGTACCCACACCACCGAGGTTAAGAACCATCTTCTATTCCGCCGCCGCGAAGACTAATGGAAAACCGTAGCATAGAAAACTGGCTTACTACTGCTGGCCCGCTTGCGCTCGACTTCGAGCAAGGCCTGGCCGCCTGGCAGCAATACCAGGAGGAGCTGGCTATGCTACGCGCAGGCGCGAAATATAGCGATCTGAGCATAGGTCAGCGCCGAGAGGAAGCGAAGCCTACGGTATTAGACAGCGCCGGGCAGCTTATGCCAATGGCCGCACTGGCCGACCAAGCAGCTACGATGCCGGGTAGCATTGCACACCTGAAGCTTACAGGCGTAATGCGCAGTCAGGACGGGCTCAGCACTCGCGGCATTACCACACTCATACAAGATTTCGCCGCCGCCGAGCAAAACGGCAACATCATGGGCGTACTGTTGGAGGTGAACAGCGGCGGCGGTGAAGTGACCGCCGCACAGATGCTGCTGAGCGCGCTTTCGGGCTACTCCAAGCCTATTGTGGCCTGGGTGCATACGATGGCCAGCGGCGCGGTATATGGCACGCTGCCTGCCGACGAGATCGTCGCCAGCACGGCTGGGGCGCAGATTGGCAGCATAGGCACCATGATGACCATACCGCGCGGCTTTGCGGATTGGTACAACCAATCCTATACCGATCTGTATGCTACCAAGAGCTCCAGAAAGAACGAGGACTTCCGTGGCTACCTGCAAGGCGATACGCGAGGCCTACAGAAAAACCTCGATGAAACCAACGAGATTTTTCTGAGCGAGGTGCAGCGCTACCGCCCAATAACCGACGCGGCGCAAACGCTTAGCGGCGCCATGTTCTTTGCCAAAGATGCGAAACGCCGCGGCCTGATAGACAGCATAGGCCCGATGAATTACGCCATCAAGCGATTACAAGCTGCCGAGAGGCGGCGCAAAAACCAATCCGCATGACGCTTACCGAGAATATCTTAGCAAGTCTGAGAAAACTGTGGGGGAAACCAGACGCGACCCCCGCTGAACTCGACCAACATGCTGCCGAGCTGCTGGCCCAAGACACGCCCCCCGAAGAAGAGGCGGAAGGAGCAGACGGGCCAGATAACCCTGAAGAAACAGAACAGCCCACAGATGGCCCTGATGCCGCCGAGCTGAGCGCACTGCGCGCATTAGTAGACCAACAAGCGGCTACCATCAGCGCGCTGGAAGGCAGGCTGCGCGAGGCCACCGACACCATCACGGCCCTGAGCGACCGATTGGCGGCTTTGGAAGAGCGGGCCCCGGAGGCTGCGCGCTACGAAGAGCAGCGCCAAGAGGCTGCGCAGAACGAGCGATACCTGTGCGAAACTACACGCCGCGCAATGCGCCTTAACGGGCGATAGCGGGTTCTTTTTTTATAACCCAAACAAGTAGCCAAAACATGGCAGAGAGTATTGACAGAACAGAACTCGCAGCATTTCGGGCGTATGTAGAAACGCACCGCGCCGACATGCTGGAGCTTGTGCTCAGGGGCGCGCCCAGTCTGGAGCACTTTACGCGCGTACCCGGCGTGACCGGAGAAGTGGTAATGGAGTGGAGCGACATCGAGGACATCGTAGGCCCGTGGGCCGCAGCCTTCAACGCCGGCGCCAACAAGCTGGTAAGGAAGCCCGTGCGCGTGCGGTCTTATTTCCAGAAGGCAGAAGCAACCTTCTCGCCCAAACTGGACTTCGCTACCTACCGCGGCTTCCTGGTAACCACCAAGATGAGCGCAATGGACTATCCATACGCCCGCTGGGCGATGGATAAGATGGCGCAGAAAATCCGCACGCAGTTGGAGTTCCAGCAGCTCTTCACCGGCGACTACTCCGCTTCGCCCACTACGGCGGCGCAGATGTACAACGGCCTACTGACCATCGTAGCCGACGACCAAGCGCTGGCCACTCCCGTGCTTACGCCTGTAGCTACGGGAGTGCTGGCTGCCAGCACGATCATCGACCAGGTGGAACAGGTAGACGACGCCATCGACGAAGAGTTCCGCACAGAAGACATGTACATGTATGTGGCGCCGGAAATCTTCAAGATGTACCGGCGGGCCTACCGCGCAGCCTCGGGCTTTGACCCGATGAACCCCGACACGGACAAGCGCGACATGATCCAGCTCGACGGATCGGGTACCATGCTTATCAGTTGCCCAGGTATGCGCGGATCGCAGCGCATTATCTGCACGCCGAAGAGCAACGTCTACTACGCATACGACGATCCGACGGACGACCAAAGCTTCGAGATGGAGCAAGACCACCGCAATCTGGATGTCTGGTGCGACTTCTGGGGCGGCGTAGGCTTCTTCATCTTCGACGAGCGTATCGTGTATATCAACGACCAGGCGTAATGGCTAAGGAAAGAAAACCATTAGCCCCGGCGTCGAGTCCGCAAGACATGGAGGCAGCAGCGCAAGCTGCTGCCGACGCCGAACGAAAAGCTACGCAGCAGGCCATCACCTTTGTGTTTGGCGACGCCGAATACGAAGTAGTATCGCCCAAATGGCGGTCTACCGGCAACAGGGTTATCACCCGCGAAGAGCTACCGGATATGCCGGCAGAGCAGGAACGGCTTATTGCTGTGGGCTCGACGGTAATTAAGAAAATCGAAACCACCACCGACGCATGAGTGCATTTTCTGGAACCTGCTGCGATGGATTGCAGGAAATAGCCAAGCTGTGCGCGCAACGCACAAACGGCATCGCCAACGGCCTGTACCTGATTGAGGCGTGCGACATTACGAGCATCCCTGCTCCAGGATCAGGCACGCACACCATCAGCACCGATATTACGCTGGATGCCACTAAACACTGGTATCTGTGGAAGCTGGGCGATGTGGACAACGAGTTCAACTCTACGGCCGTGGGCACCAAGGGCGCCCAAACCTTCCAAAACGTGCTGACGATATTCATACCGGTGGTGCGCGAGGTGATTGACGAAACCATCAACGCCATCCTCAACGGGGAATTTGTGGTATGCTTTGTGAACAAAGCGGGCCAAAAGCGCCTGCTGGGCACAGAGTTTGCCCCGGCCATGATTGCCCAGGGCGGCGTGCAGGAAGTAGAAACCGCAGAGCGCAGCGGCGTAACCATCACCTTCGAGAACATGGGCCATACGCCCTACTACTACACTGGGGCACTGCCCCTGACCGCAGAGTAAGCATGGTTGCACAACACTACAATGGGGAAAAATTTGAGTATATTGGGTCGCTTTCATCGCCCAGGTTTCAGCGCGGGGCCCGAGTATGGGACTTGCGCAAGATGACCGACAGCGATGTAGCGTTGCTATTGCAGATGGAACCAGAATACTGGGGTACTCACTTTCGCGAAAGATCAATTCCGGCCCCTGCGCAAAGGCGCAGCGTAAAGCGTAAAGCCCAGGCCACAGAGGAAGAAGAGTAGTTCAGTATCGCTGGTGTTGAAGAGCCGCTGTGCAAAAGGTGCAGCGGCTTTTTTGTTTTCTGTCCGGTCTTTAGGTCATGTCGTGGCGGATATTGCAGGCATGAAGGACATACAAGAATACTTAGCCATACCAGATACCCACAGGCTGTATGCTATGGGCCTGAAGCTGCTGGTAAAGTATGGGTTGCCTACCTACCAGCATCAGTACACCATACTTGCGCGGGGGCCTCTCGGGAACAACCGCGAGAACTTGGAACAGATACTGCGCGCCATACAGAAACAAGGCGTGATAGCTGTACCCCAGCCGGAAGCGGCCAGCATAAACGTAATAGCGCCCAGAGCAGAAATAGCTACCACCACCAACACAGAGGTGCAACTGCTGCTGGAGCTGCGCCGTATGCGCATGGAGCGCGCCAAAATATCGCAGATGTTTCATAGCTGCGATACCGACGAAGAGCGCGCGCTGATCTGTGGCCGCATAGAGGCACAGAACCAGCTAATAACTAAGCAGGAAGGAATAGTAGCCTACTTTCAGCGGCACGGCAACCTACCGAAAGAAGATGCCGACGATGCCGAAGATACGCCGCTGCCCGACGACAAAGAAGAGCTGGCGCTGATGCGCAACAGATGCAGCTCATCAATCCTAAAGGTGGAAAAGCGCATAGAATACCTGCTAAGCCTGCCAGAGACCAGCAAGAAACGAGCACAACTACCCGGCCAGCAAAAGAAATTAGAGCGCCTGGCGGCTCGCCGCCTGGCGATCAGAAACAAGCAAAAAGCCATGAAAAATGGGAAGACGGAGGAAGATTAACCCCACCGAAGACTTAGCCAGCGCTAAGCCTTTTGGCGGCATTATGCCGCATGAGCAGTACGTGCTGCTCAGCCAGGTAGAGCGACTGAAAATGCACGTAGAAAACCAGCAGCCGCTGCTGGATGAAGACCGCGCATACCTGCGCGATCTCACGCTCATCATCCAAAGCGTGATAAGGGCGCATAGCCCGGAGGAAACCGAACACAAGCTGCGGTTTCTGTTTCCGGCGAATGAGTACACCGGCCAGCAGTTAAGGCGCATGGAGCAGGACGCCATCGAGGTATTCGACTGCTTCTATGAAATAGATGTGGCCAGCCTGCGCGTAGTGCAGCTACGCCGATACGAAAGCATATACGAGCTGGCGATACAACAAAGAAATGAGCAAATGGCCATACGCGCGGCCGGGCAGATTGATAAGCTCTATGCGCTCACCAAAGTGACTGGCGCGCCCGTAACCCGTGTGCCGGCCATACCCGCTGCCCTGCGCACAAGCGACGTGAGCGCACTACGAAAAACCTATGCGAATGAAGAAGAAGAAGAGTAAAGGCGGCCCGGAAGATATAAGGCGAATATACTACAACGAAAAGGTAATTGAGTTTCTGGAGTGGACGGCCTCCATGAAAGTGTTTTGTGGCGGGCGGGGCAGCGGCAAAACCCGCGCTATCCCCGAGGACATATTAGACCGCGCGGCGGCCCTGCCCAGGGGTCGCATATTCCTGGCTGCGTATGACTTCGACACGGTGAACGACAACATCATGCCCGACATGCGGGATGTGTTTGAGCTGCGCGGGCTCATAGAGGGCCAGCATTACGTCATCGACATGAATGCGCCCAAATGGTTTGAAAAACCGTATAAGCAACTACAAGACACGCGCAACTCGATCTCATTTTGCAATGGCTTTGTAGTACAGAAAATAGCCCTTGGCCGCCTGGCCAAAAAGTACCGCGGCCGCAGCTTCGACGGCGGTATCATCGATGAAGCCTTAATCCTGGACGGTTACTTGGTAGAAAACATCCTGATGCCTACGTTGCGTGGATTGGACAGATGGGGCGGAAACCCCTACTGGAAGATGCTGAGCGTGTACAGCTCTTTTCCGCGCACTGTAGAGGGCTCATGGTTCCTGAAGTATAAGGACTTAGCCAAGGTGAGCCCCAAAGAGTACAAGTGGCAGGAAGCCACCGCCTTCGATAACTTGGCCGTGCTGGGCGAGGATTACATAGAGCGACAGCGCATAGCGCTTAACCACATCGACTTTCAGATAGAGATAATGAACCGGGGCGACATGCGGGACCTTCCGACCCTGTTCTACTACCAACTGCGCGCCGCGCGCCACTACTACAAGCAGGACAACTTTAAGGACATAGACCCAGACAGGCCGCTCGATCTGTCGTTCGACTTTGGGGGCCGATATTCCTGCCTGACAGTAAGCCAGGAGCACGGCGAAGAGGAGCGATACGTGTACGAGTTTGACACCAACGCACTTACCGAGGAAGAAAAGATTATGGGCATAGTGAAGAAAGTGCCCGACTTGGTGAAGGAGTTCATGGCGAAATTCAAAACCCACCGAAACCGATACGTGAGGTTGTACGGCGAGAAAGCCGGTCTCGATCGGCAGAGCATGGACGACCGGAATATTTTCCAGCAGATAGCCGACATGATGGTGCTGCAAGACTGGCAGCCAGACATACTGGTAAGCTATACCGACGCGGCGCTGCACAAAACGCGGTATGCCTTCATGAACACCTGCCTGGAAGAGCAGACGCCAGACTACCCGGTGATACGCATAAACGTGCTGACTTGTCCCAACCTGAAGGAGAGCTTGGAAAAGACGAAAGTAACCGACGATTTTAAGAAGGACAAGCGGAACGAGCGAAACGACCGATTTAACCAGAGTCACGCGCCGCACCTAAGCGACACCGTCGACTACAAGATTTTCAATAAGTATTTCTACCTGCTTGACGAAGAAGGATTCGGTTTTAGCGGCGGCGGCGGCATAGATAGTATATAGATAAATCTATATATATAGTAGCTACATG